GCCACCCAGACCATCTGCTGCTCTTTGCTCGCCATCGAGATTGTCATATCCAGGCAGCTCATAGGCCCACGAAGCATTAGAATACATCCCTTTCAGAGATACCTTGCTGGCACTATCATGGTGGCTATATGTGTCGTAGAATACCCATGTGTCGTGGTTGCTGCTGTTTTTGACGTGTGCCCACATCGGCCTGGTGGAAGCATCGCTAGCATACGAATAGCTAGACGATCCCATCCAGGCTTCGGGTTTTTTGTAGGTATAACCAAACCTCAAAGAGTTCGATGCCTCGTTGAAAGGTAGATCTAGTTTCAATTCAGAGTCTGTGTAGTCGGACACTGTAGTGTGTACTGTCGTCGTTCTACCACACCCAGCAAACCACATACCACGGTCGTCGTCCAAGTGGCTAGCAACATATGCCTTTTGCTGAGTGAAGTGGGATTTTGCTGCCTCCAGTGCATCGCTGAATTCTAGGGTATACTCTACTCCGTTCCACTTCATACCTTTGTACGCACCAACGAATATATCAGTCCATCCAGCCACTGTAGAGCCAGAGGTATCATGGTTTGTCAGGAGTATCTGCAATTTGGCTAGGGTCCCGATTGGCAGCAGCGTTGCTGCGCTAGCGGCCCACTGAGTCACACCCGCAGACAGAGTGGCACCAGTGTACACAAAGGTACGCGGATTGATCGACTGCGCGCCAAAAGTCAGCTTGTTGGTGAGACCAACACCATACAAAAATGGATATCCGGTGTCGTGCTTTCCCACAAATCGTATAGTGGCAGTGGGAGAAGCAGAACAACAACCAGGATGGCTAGAAATCTCCAGCACCTTTGGATTTACAGCTACCTCCATAGAACCGATATGATTTCCGCTCACAATTGGAGTACCCATCTGCAGCCTGAATTTTGGAGCGTATACCTGTGGTGCTGCTCCCTCCAGGCTGGTCCCACCAGCAGCAGATTTATCCCTCAGCAATTGTTTGAATCTAGTGCTCCAAGCCATTACATACCACCGTTCGAGTCATAGTCCGCGGAATCACCCTTTTCGCCGTTTTCGTCTGCTGGCACTGCTGGCTCTGGCTGTGTTGGTTCTTTTGGCTCTATGTACGGCAGGATGTACGTCAGAGTCAGGTCTAGTGTGTAGGTCAGCCTTCTATCATGTGTGAGCAAAGCACTGCCAACAGAAGCCGCAGGCAAAATACAAGTAGGGAAAAAATCAGAATGTCTGACAAAATCCCCTTCTGCAAAATCACTAGTCAGCTTGTCTGCAGTGTGATAGTATACCACTTTGCCCTCAGAATAGGCACTATCGTCGAATGTGATTCTAGCATAATGCCTGTTGGCTTTTGGTAGAACACCCTCCACTACGATCTCATCACCAGTCCTAAATACAGTGGTCGCCGAGGAGCCAGAGCTATAGCTACCCGTGATGCTCTCGTGTACTGTCACCGAGGAATTCCCTTGGAATTTTCTATTGACAAGCTGTGCAAAAATAGCTTTTTCATGGTCATTGCCGAAAGCCACTACACCACCACGCTCTAAGTGATTGATCATAGCCCTAAATTTTCTGAACAAGCCCCTGTCTACGAATCTGTCTAGGGTGATTCGTATGTCCATCCATGCTCTCAGGTTGTTCCTAGATCTACCACCACCTATGCTATACACATCCACAACATCTCGCTTAGGAGTAATCTGCAGATCTGTCAGATCCTCGTCTAGCAAGATTTCGATCCTGTCGCCTTCGTCGTATCCGTCCTGGTGTGGACGCCATGAAAAAAATGGATATCCCATACTACAGCCTATATCTCTGTGATGGCGTCTTGCGAGCCAAAGATTGGAAAATTAGTTCTGCCGTGCGCACCAAGCTGGTTGTCTATCATTCTGCCCAATTCGGGGATGCTGTCCGGAGACACCACGTTTGTGTTGACGGTCAAAGATGGACCCTGCATACCTCCGAAAGCAGCAAGGCCACGGGTGGCAGTCTGTGTACCCGCTCCTGTGGCTGGAATCACCCTCTCACCTTGGTGCAAAAGTGTCATACCCGTCTGGGGCACAAATCCACCCGTTTGCATGATTCCGAAAGACAGCACCTTCTTAAAAAATTTCTTGATTGCAGTCCACACTTTGCCCCACCACTGGAACAAAGCACGAAAAATACTGGCTGGCAGGTCTAGCAATAGCATTTTCACCAATTTCGGGAACGTCTCGAACAACATTTTGAATAGTGTTTTTGGCAGTTCAGTAAGCAAGACAGGTATCAATTCCTCTATCAACACAGGAATCATCTCGATGATAGCATTTGGTAGCTCTGTCAAAAACAGTGGTATCAGCGTAGACAGGATCTCTGGTAGTGCGTGTGCTATATTTATAATGCCGTCGATTACGCCTTGGACACCTTGCGCGATGTGGTCGGCCATGATCTGGTCCTCATCCACTCCTGCCCTTGCTGTATCCCTATCTGCGTCTGTGACTTCTCCTGCCAAGGCTATATCTTCAGCACCCAAACCAGCTGCCTCGATTTCTGCCTCAGAATAGCCTTTTTCCTTCATTTTTTCGGCTTCAGCTTCCATACCTTCTGCTCGGTCTTCTGCTGCTTCCTCTGCCAATTTTTCTACTTCTTCATCTACTGCTGCACCACCCTCCTGGCCCATACCTATCAGTCCCGCAGCAGCAGCACCGTATGGTCCAGCTGAAGACAAAAGACCCATGCCACCATCGGACATAGCACCAACACCAACATCCAGACCAGCACCTATCTTGCCTGCAGTCTCTTTTCTAGATTGTTTCGGGATTGCTGCAGCCAATTCGCTCATCGAATTGAGCATGCTACCTTTGACTTGATCGAAAGCTGCCTGTGCCGCAGGTCCCATCTCAGCTGCTTTTTTGGACGCATTGCCATAATCATCGGCCATTTTTTGCAGGACCAACTGCATCTTTTGGGATTCTTTGAGTGGCTTCCTTGTAGCCTCTGCGGATTTTGTGAATCCCTTGGACAGACCTAATAGACCTTTTTGGAATTTTTCCAGCTCTTTTGCTGTTTTCTTGGCAGCTGCTGCGTCTAGTTTGGCCTGTTTTTTGTCTATGCCAACCATTACCATGATGTCGTCTGACTTGGGCTGCTTGATGTCTTTGCTCGCGTCTGCCGCTCTTTGGAATTCGTCGGCCACCGTGGTAATATCCTCCACCATGTCTGCGCCAAATTTCACTAATTTTTCTTCGGTAGCACGTAGCTCATCTACGGTGTCCGCAGTAGCCGCGAATTCTCCTTGTAGCTTTGCAATAGACTTTGCTTGGTCTACTGCCATCTGAGCAAAACCCTCGCCAATCATTGGCAGGTTGGCAAGCATTTCGTAGATAGCTAGGTCTACTTCTTTGATAGCTATCCTGGCAGCATAGATTACTTGCTTGGTAGTCTCCCACCCTAGGCGGAATCGATTCACCATAATCACAGACTTGAGCACCAAATCAACCACTGTCAGCAATGATTTTGCCAAGAATCCACCAACCACGGTAGCCAGTGATTTTGTCTCTTCTGTGTTTTCTCCCAATCGTTCTAGCACTACGCTAAGAGTAGCCTTTGCAGTAGAGAATAGCTGGGCATCACCAACCTGCTTAGAAAACACAGTCCACTGGTCTCCTAATGTACTCATCATGCCCGTGAATGTTTGAGACATCCGCTCTGTACCACCGGCAATGCGCTCGTTGGTTTCCAGGGTGCCAATCAAAGCCTCTCTGAATTGCTCCGTGGTCATTTCTGCTGTAGACATACCAGCCTGGATTTCTACTGCCGCTAGTACTCCCTTGTCCCTCAGCACCTCAGCCGCTCCAGCACCACCGGCCAGAGCTTTTCCAACAGCAGTAGCCGCATCGTTGAGGTCCATCCCCATAGCGCCAGCCAGATCCATTACACCACCGCGAACGCGGGTAGCATTGACTCCGAATGCCTCCAATGTGGCTTCAGCTTCCACCAGACCGTTGATACTAAATGGTGTTTTGGCGCTTAGCTCGAATAGCTCTGCTACTCTGGCCTTTCCCTGGTCTAGTCCACCAAGCATCCCCCCAAGCCTAGTCTCGAAAGCTTCTAGGTTGGAAGACGTAGATATAGCAGCTCCACCCATACCAGCCATGGCAGCTGTGAATACTGCGGCTACAGCAGCTGTGGCACCTAGGGCAGCACCCACGGAGGCCAGTGATACTTCTCTCTTTTTGTCTTCCTTGCCACCCTTCTTCTGTTCTTTGCGTAGGTCTTCGAATCCTTTTTCTAGTGCATCTGCGGATCTTGCTGTGGCTTCTAGGTTCTTGCTGACGTCGTCCTGTAGTTTAATCAGAAAGGACGTTATTACTTGTTCGGACATGGGCCACCTACGTTGCTAATCTCTCATCACTACCACCGGGAACACCGGCATCCCGTCATTATTCAATCTCTTCATTAGCTGGGCAGCAGTGGCATCGGCTTGCCCGATACAGGCCAGACAAAGAGACAAATCCCAAACTGGCAATTCCAGTATCTCACTTGGCAGCTTTCCGTACCTTTTTGCGACTTGGTCCAGCACTAGCAGTGTTTCCGGTTGTTCCTCGAAAGGACCGCAGCCGTTCCAAAGCTTTTCCTCCATCTGTCGAAAGCGACATAATCTCTGCAAAAAGGGTATCACCGATGTCGCTGGGGATTGCTCCCACCCACAATCGACCACTCTTGGCATCACCGGCATCGACGTCCAATACTGCTCTTACTTCTTCCCATTCTCCGGTCTCTGGGTCTCCGACAGCAAGCAAGCCAGCAGCCACCACTGCATCCTTTAGCTTAGCCATGGTCTCTAATTGTTTGACCGGTGCACTAGCTACTTGTTTGATAAATTCTGCGCTTGCTCCTTCTGTATCTTCTGCACTCTCTTTTGGCTGTTCTAGACCCTGGGCCACAGCTAGAGCCGCATGGCCGACCCTGGCAAGGTCGCCACTGCTAATTTTTCGCACCCTCCAATTCATCTCGCCAGCTTCTACTACCGATGTAGCACTTTGTTCTATCGCGTTTAGAATACCACCCATTATGTCCTCCTAATATGACTTGGGTTGTTTGATTATCCAGAATGTACTGCCGTGGAATTCACGTTCTTGACAGTGATTAGCGTTCCTAGAGCCAATGCAGAATCACCATCAGACTGGGCTTTGAAAGTCACGGATGCAGTGATTAGACCCGTTTCGCTAATCTCGTCCGAGTAGGTATCAACAAATGCGTTGTTCAGCTCGAATTTGATTTCTCGCTCTGCAGTGGTACCAGTGCTGCCACCATTATTGAAAGTCACGGACAGGTCGGCAGCTGTGTCTGCGATGAATTTTTGATATGCAGCGTCGTCTGTCTCGAAAGTGACTGTGATAGTAGCACTGCGATAATCTGATTGCACTGGCTGCTTTGTGAGCAAAGAGCCAAGACGCATACGCTCAGCCAAGCCATTCTCTAGCTTGTACTCGAAATCGATCAGATTTACGCTGAGACCAGACCACGACAGGTTGCCAGCATGATGGTGCAGTACTAGATTCTCGTTGGTAGGAGAAGCAAAAGCCAGGGATGGGCCATCGTGTCGCGCATTGCCTGCAGAGCTACTAGAAGTCTCCGCTAGCATGTCGAAATCCATGGTCATCACTTCGCCAGCAGCACAAGACATCGTGAGAGTATTGAATACCGTACCCTCGAATCGCTCGTAGTTGTCGCCTGTACCACGTTGCAAAAACAGCGTTGTACCCTGGACTGGCACATCTCCCATCGAGTACGTGTGGACTTCTGGTGTACCACTGGTGTCTGTTGATGCAGAACCAAGGCATTCCTTAATGAAATACCCTACATTATCGTAGGTGGCTTCGATACTCAGGCTACCAGTGACTTTGTCTGATACGATATAGTGGCCTTTTCGAAGACCAGCTACACCACCAACAGTGAGATTGGACCGCTCCACCTTTTCCACCTGCCGCAGCATGCTGCACGAAATGATTGGCCTGGTTAGAGCTGCCTCAGCAGCTGCAGTGCCGTAGGCTGATGTTTCAGGACCAACACCTACGAATGAATTGCGTCCAAAATAGGAAGAAGTAGCCATTATATATACCCTCTGTGATTAAGCTGTGTGGAGAGCCAAGTTATTTACTAATAACGTAGCACGTTGGTCTAAGACTCGCATGCCTCCAGCCTCGTCTACAAGGCCAAAAGTCATTATAATTATATATCTTTTTTCGTGGTCGCCAGCCTTGATAGGCATCTGCACCACGTAGTCGTCAGCGATAGTTATCGAATTCAGAACAGTCATAGCAGAGGTGGTGTCGTTGCCATCCTGGTCGTATATGATTGCCTTGACGTATGCAATTTCTTCGTTTCGAACAGACTGCTGATTTCTTCTGTTGAGCTTCATCACGCAGTCTGACAAATCCCAATATATCCGTACGTCGTCTGCTGCTTGCTTCCTGATGCGGTGGGTGGGATATACTTGATCAGGCGAGGCCATGTAGCATTTCAGACGAAAATTGGTCGCAGAGCTGCCTGGGTCTGATAGATCCACGTGTACGACTTTTGGTGTCGTCGTGATCTGGATATTTGCGTTGACTCCACTGGCCAGGTTTGTGGTGTAATTGCCCCAGTACAAAAAGGCACCGACAGACGCAGACGCAGCACTATTGCCATATAGATTCGACAGGTTGTGGTTTGTCTGGTCGATTTGGATGGTTGCTGTGCGGTTGGCTTTCGATTTTGATCCATCAAAAGCCCAATCTAGAAGGGTTGTACCATCAGCTGCAGTAATCCGTACATCATTGAACGTATCGGTAATATTGGTCCAGAATTTCCCCATTGCTGTGGGTATAGTGATCTGTCCTTCCACCTCTGCGGCACCACCGTGATTCGCAAAAGTCAGGGGTGTTCGGTACAACCAATCTTCGTTGAGCCATGCCATATCAAGAACCTGCGATTTCTGAGTAATTAATCTTTAGACGAAGCGTAGAAACACCCATCCTCGGTCTATCCAATTCAGCACCATCGTACGCTGATGCATCAATGGCCACATCGTGCACTAGACCACCCAAGCTACGATCGTTCTCGATAGCACGCATGATGTCGCTCTGCGCATCCAGAGCAGCCAAGATCGCGGTACCAGGTGCCGAGGACGTCGTAGGTACAAAAACGTCTATCTGCAGCACCATTTCTCTGTCATACCTGTTCATTGGCGTTCTGCCAGCATTCTGGCTAGTGGACGTTGTGAGAGGAGAGATATACACACCAGGAACCCTAAGCGGATCGATTGCTAGTGCTAGGGAGACCTGGTCTGCCCCAGAAAAATCGTAGTTGTAGGACCCACTACCATCTATGGCCACCAAGTCTGTTTTGACTCTAGAGAGTATGCTTTGTTCTGTGCTACTCATTACAATACCACCGTACCACCAAGGGCCTTGCTAAGAGCAGGAGAAATGTTCTTGCGCGCTCGTCTAATCGCAGGTCGCATGAATGGTCTTTCTGGGATTACTACCCGCTTGCGCAGCACATACCACACATCGCCAGTCATTTGATTCACCAATAGAGGCTGTCCCTTCATAGACTGTGCATAGGTTAGACCTGGGACCAGCCTGGGAGAAGGATACCTGTCCACTCCTGATTTCGTTTTCAGCTCGTCTTTGACGGGTATAGCCAGGAATTTGGACCTTTTGGGTGTAATCGTCGCACCAAATTCGTGAGAAGCTGCGTATTCTACGTTCGATGAAAGCTCAATCGCAAATGTACGACGGTTGATCAACAGGGGCCTGCCAGACAAGCTAGAGCGCAGTCGACCAGTGCGAACGTTTAGCTTTGTGGTAGCAAATCCCTTTGCGTAGTACTCTGCCTGTGCCGCGAATTTTTTTGTGATCGCGTGTAGGGCACTAATAATGCCAGAGGCTGACGCTTCCCTCAGGGCTTTTGCCAGGTCTGTTATTCTTTTTTCGCCCACTATCCCACCCAAGAAGTAGCAAGGCGATAGGGCTGTAGAGACTCTTTCACAGAATCCAGCAAAGAAAACCCCTGCATGTCCGCAGAACCTCCGCCCTGGGATACTTTTGTTTTGCCGATAGAATTCCTAGAAGAGAACCAATTAGCCACTTGTATACCACAAGCGTGTTTGATTCCTTCTGGCACTGTGGAATAACCTGCCGTATAGTCTATCCTAATGGCTCTCTTTGCACTGGAGAATGGGCTTTTTTCGGCGTCGTCTTTCAGTATAATCAAACCTTCTCTGTCGTATCTGGTATACTGAGAATCTGGTATAATCTCTGTGCTGTCGTCGTATTCTAGATCTGGATCATCGATCAACGATGCAACGCTTATGATCGGTCGCACTGGCAGTCTTAATTCTCTACCACCAGGGCCGTCCAGGAATTCTATATATTGTTTGGACTCCATAGAATGGGTACCAGTATTGTTGACCGGGAACCCACAATAGGAAGCCGCTAGCGAATCAAACCGAGATATGAACAAAGCAATTAGCGTGTCCTCCCCGGTGCCTGTCAGACCAGGTATAAACCCTCTCGCCTCGCTAGCGGTAATTAGAGCCATTCTTATTCTTCGCCCTTTTTGGCTTTGGATTTGGCCTTTGGCTTCTCTTCTTCTGGAGACAGCCATTCTGGCAGCGTGTCTACGGAGATATCGAGTAGTCGCTTTTCGCCAGACACCCAGTGGCACCCAGCTGGAAATTGCCCGCTACGAAGTGCTGTGACTGATACAGACTTTTTCATTTCTTTGCCTTCTTCGTTGTTGCCCGTTTTTTGGCAGGTGATTTGATTGCACGGCTTTTCTTGGGCTTCTCTTCCGCTGTAGTCTCTACCTTTGGCTTAACTACCTCGAAACACCCAGGAAAGCAAGAAAGCAGGTATTCTGCGGTTTCCTCTGGTACTTCCCGATCCTGGTCCACGTGCCAGGGCTTTTCGACCCCAGCACGCGAACCACGATAAGGACTCCCAAGATCACCGCCTAGGAATCGCAGCAGCATCAGACCCTAGCCTTTTGCCACATACACACGATTTGCAGGTCCTGCGATACTGTGCCCGTTTCGTCATAGGTCAGTGTCACAGAATCTGTTGGACCAAATTCTAGTGCTGTACCAGCTGCAGACATAGTCAGCGAGGCAGCGACACCAGCCACTACAGCAGTAGTTTCGCTGTCGTAGGTCGTCGCCACGGTAGCCCCACCAGAAGTCTGCACACAAGCTAGAGTGAATTTGTTAGAAGACCCACTGACAGCAGCGGATGACACGATAGTGATCCCTTTTAGAGACCACTCGCCCTGTTGGCCATGACACATGTAGAATACGTCATCGGCTTCCAGGGCTACTGCGCTGAAAGAGGTTGATACTAGATCGGGAGTAGACATAATAATTTATCCTTGTGAATGAAAATGACTATCAAGTAGCCATGTTGAATGCGAGGTGGAGATTCTTCTTGGAGTCTTCGTCGAGAGTGTAGAAGGTCTCGCGTACGGTGCTCACCATCTCGTGTACACCACGGGTGATATCCTTCGCGACTTCTACACCAGAACCACGAAGTGATCCAATCTTGTAGCGAGCAGTATTGACAATCAGCATGCTAGAAGTAGCACCACCAGTGGTTGTGAATTTTCCAGAAGTCTGAAGATCAGACGTCAAGAATTCGCTCATCACGATTGGCAGTCCGATCACCTGTGCAAGCTGTCCATTGACGATTGGGGCAGTTGGCCCGAATTTGTCCATGGTCAGCACATCATCCATTGGCAGGAGATCAGTGAGATATACCTCTGGGCTACAGAGGATAACACAATCACCAGCCACACCATGTGGAGAATCCAGCTTTGCAAGGTCAGCAATCAGATGATCTACTGTGAAAGTAGCAGACCGGTCTGTGTTGTTGTTGGCATAGCTACCACTAAGCGCACGATGACGGAGACCCATCCAAGCACGTCTATGGTCCGATGACCCACCCAGCCCAGCAGAACCCCACCTGGAACGTGCGTTCCAAGAAGCCAAAGCTGTATCGCCGTGTGTGCCAGTACAACCGTTGATGATTGCGTCCTCTTCTCCGTCGACCAAAGCTGCTACTAGCTCAGCGCGAATTAGTGGTAGGGCATTCACGATCGAATCTTCGGCAGCGTCTTCGTCGACCTGGGCGCGTACTGCAAACCCAGTAGCAGTGATTGTACGCTGTGCTGTTGTCATACTGCTAGACGTGTACTGAGCTGGATCATCT